TAAAAATAATTCTTGTAATTTCATTTCCAGATAAATTCTCTACCAATATTAATAAATGAATGATCTGGTTCTGATTTAAAATTGTTATTTAAACAATCAAAATCACCACCTACCTCTTTTGGCCCACCTTCTAGTGATGTTAATTTATTATTAAAACAATAAAAACTAATATTAATTTCTCTTGGTGCACCTTGTAATGATGTTAATTGATTATATGAACAATCAAAATAACCACCTACTTCTCTTGGTGCGCCTTCTAATGTTGTTAATCTATTATGTGAACAATCAAAATCACGACGTATTTCTCTTGGTCCACCTTTTAATGATGTTAATTGATTATGTGAACAATAAAAATTACCACCAACCTCTCTTGGTGCACCTTGTAATGATGTTAATTGATTACGTGAACAATTAAAATAATCACCTACTTCTCTTGGTCCACCTTTTAATGATATTAATTGATTATGATAACAATCAAAAAAGCCACCTACTTCTCTAGGTGAACCTTGTAATGATGTTAATTGATTATTTGAACAATCAAAATAACCATCTACTTCACCAAATTGGACTGGTATATGTGTTAAATTTCTATTAGAAATATTAACATCTCCATTAACATCAACTATACCATTATCATGAATGGTATAATTTTTAATGTTCATCTGGTTTAACCAATTCTCTATTTCTTGTTTATCTGTTAAAAATTTATATTGTTCTTCTTTTAAAAATAATTCTTGTAGTTTCATTTTATTATTAATAATATTACCTATATTTAAGTATTTTAACATATTTTATATTTTTTAATAAATATATTTATTAAATATTTGTCAATTAGGAGCTTAAAAAATGAAATATCTTTTTGAAGCAAATTTTGCTAATAGTGGTAAAACTACTATAGAGTTAAATTTAGACGGTGATAATGATGTTATACATTCATTTGATAAAATTTATGATAAAATGATTAAATCTTTTGTGAAAAGTACAACAAATCCTAAAGTTGTTACTTGGTTGAATAGTAACCTTAAAAATTGGTTCAAAAATGAAGCACCAGCATATGATGATCAAGGAAAATATTTAGAAGAAAAAAAATTCTATGATTTATTCTTTGTTCCTCTAGATAAAACAATAGATTTAATAAGAGAATATTATCCAAAGTTGTCTAAAGATGAAATTTTTAACATGTTTCCAGATTTTATCAAAAAAAATCCTAATGATGTTAAGATATTTTCTGGTGGTAGATTATATAGATATAAAAATTATAAGTTTACAGAAATGATGGGTGAATTAATAGATTATTTAAATGCTGTTGTTTCTAATGCAAATAACAGAAATTATACATTGATGCCAGATATGTTTTTTGTTAATGATATTTCTAAACTAACTCCTGTAAATGCTATAAAAAATGCATATGGCTATCATGAATATTTAAAACGTCAAGCTGAAAAAATATCTAAAGAACAATTACTACACGAAAAGAAATCATTAAAATTAAACACAGATTATGAGATTTTTGACAAAATTGATAATATTAAATTTATTAAAGCATTATCTCCAAAATATGCAGATTTTGAAGGTAAAGCAATGAAACACTGCGTTGGAACATATGGAAATGATATAAAAAATAAAACGACAATTATTATGAGTGTTTGGGGAAAAGATGATTTACCAGAAGCAACATTCCAATTAGACCCACAAATGAAATTTATTGAACAATTAAAGGGCAAACATAATGGTGTCATTGATAAACAATATCATGATGTAATTAAAAAATTTATTAAAAAATATAATTTAAAGTTTAAGGCTAGTGGTTATGGTTCAGGTGATTATAAAAATATAGGTTTAAAATCACAAAATATAGATGATGTAAAAACTCAAGAAGAATTAAATTTTTTCAAATACGTAAAATTATTATTAGAAAATTCTGAAGATAAAGATTCAAAAAAATCTGAAAAAAAAGTAGATTATAAATCTGATTTTAAACCAAAAAAAGATTTTAAAATTTTTACTGGTGTTGAAAAAGATAAATCTTTATCAAATAGAGAGCCAGAAAATAAAACTAAAAAAAGTATAAAATTAAATACATCAGATGAAAATAAAACAAAAGAAAAAATGAAAAATGTTAAAATAGACAAAACGTCATTTTTACACTTTTTAAACATGAATTTAGATGATGCAGATGAAGAAAAAATTGATACTTCATTAGGTAATATAGATATCACAAAACCAAAACCAAATTTATTACCAAAAGTAATTTCAACCTCTTTGTTAGCAGCTGGATATCAATATCCTGAATTTCATGCAATAAAAAATTTACCAGGTTATTTAAGATCTGGAATTCGTGCAATAGGAAGGAAAGTATTTGAACCATTCACAAAAACAAAAATTGAAGATATTTATGTTATAGCTAATTTAAATAATTCTGGTCCAAATACAGAATTAGAACTTAATTCTGTTGCTAAATTTTTACACGATCACGGAACACGAAATCCAAAATATGAAATAACATTTTTTGAAAAAATTCCTGGTTATGAAGCAGAAGCTATGTTATATACATATTTAAATTATACATTTTTACTTGTTAAAGATCATGCTGGTCATTATATTTATGTGTGGCCATCAACAGACAATAGAGTTAAATTAGATGATGAATCAATGACTAAAGCATTAGAATAAAAATGAAATTACAAGAATTATTTTTAAAAGAAGAATTAATATTGGTAGAGAATTTATCTGGAAATGAAATTACAAGAATTATTTTTAAAAGAAGAATATAAATTATTAACCAATAAACAAGAAATAGAGGATTGGTTAAAAAAGATGAACATTAAAAATTATACTATTCATGATAATGGTATAGTTGATGTTAATGGAGATGTTGATATTTCTTATAAAAGATTAACATATATACCAGTTCAATTTGGTGAAGTAGATGGTAATTTTCATTGTCAACATAATAAATTAACATCATTAAAAGGTGCACCAAGAGAAGTGGGTGGTTATTTTAATTGTTCACGTAATCAATTAACATCATTACAAGGTGCACCAAGAGAAGTAGGTGGTATTTTTGATTGTTCAAATAATCAATTAACATCATTACAAGGTGGACCAAGAGAAGTTGGTGGTTTTTTTGTGTGTACATATAATCATTTAACATCATTAAAAGGTGCACCAAGAGAAGTAGGTGGTAATTTTGATTGTTATCATAATCAATTAAAATCATTAGAAGGTGGACCAATAGAAGTTGGTCGTGATTTTTATTGTTCAAATAATCAATTAACATCATTAAAAGGTGCACCAAGAGAAGTTGGTCGTGATTTTTATTGTTCAAATAATCAATTAACATCATTATATGGTTCACCAAGAGAAGTTGGTCGTGATTTTTATTGTTCAAATAATCAATTGACATCATTACAGGGTGGACCAAGAAAAGTTGGTGGTTTTTTTGATTGTTCATATAATAAATTAACATCATTAGAAGGTGCACCAAAAGACGTGGGCAGTTATTTTAATTGTTCACATAATCAATTAACATCATTACAGGATGGACCAAGAAAAGTTGGTGGTTTTTTTGATTGTTCATATAATAAATTAACATCATTAGAAGGTGCACCAAGAGAAGTACATCGTGATTTTATTTGTAATAATAACAAATTTAAATCAGAACCAGACCATTCATTTATTAATACTGATGAAGATTTTATTTGGAATTAAAATAACAAAAACAATTTCCTTAAAAGATAATATAAATTTAAATGTAAATATTTTTTAAATATTATTACTTACAACAAATACACCATCAACATCATCTCCTATTCGTGGATATGAAATTTGATTCCATTGACGGAGAACTGCTTCTTCGGGAACTTTTTTATCTACACGAGAAACCATACGATTTAAAAGTTTTTCTTTGTTGATTGGAAATAACACACCAATAACTTTAAATCCTTTATTATGTGCCATCATTGTCCATTTATGTCTAGACTTTTTAGACACATTAGTGTTATCAGAAATCACATAATCAAACTTATCAAGAATATTCCTAAATGATTTGTCGGCAAATACATTGAATTCATTTTGTTTAGAAACACAGAGTGCAAATGCTTCACGATAAAAATCAATATCATTTTTGGTTTCCCAATCGACAATATAGTTTTTAGCAAAATCAAGACGACAAGTATCTAATGAAAATACACCTACATTGTCGTCACCATATTGGTGACGAATACTATTAGCGTATGTAGATTTTCCAGAACCAGATGCACCAATCAACAGGTATATAACCTTATTGATATTTTCTTCATTATTAATAATTGTATTATTATTGATATTGCAAAACTTTTCCATCCATTCGTTAAATCGATTAAGTTTTTCTTCTTGATTATCTGAAATCCTACCATGTTGATCGGATGTTAGACAATCAAAATATGCAACTTTATCTGATTCTAGAGTGTAATGCACTGCATTACTAAACTTTTCAAGAGCTTTTTGATTTGTAATAGTAAATGGCAAATGATTTTCAATGATAAATCCAATACGGAAAATATCATCGATATTAATTTCAGGAAAAAGGTTTTTCAAATATGACCAATTTCCAACTGCATAATCTTCCCAAAGTCGTGCTGAAATTTGTTCATGACCAGCAAATACAAAATAGTTACCACGATCTTCGCGGTATTTTTCAACCTTAGCAGAAGGTTTACCAACATCATGAAACATCATAGCAAGAAACGTGAGAATTTGCTGACGTTTAGTACGTGACGACATTAGATTATCACGATAAAAACGATACAGCATCATTGTGTGTTCAGCGACATTTGATTCACGATGCCAAGGAGAATTTTCGACACACTTCTCCATATCAGACCACAATTGAGTAGTCTGAAATTGTTTAATAAATGTTTGAAAACGAGTAGTATCTGACATATCTAATTAAAATTTAACTATTTGAATATCATAAAAAGTACATATATTTTTAATTTGTTTTTACTACTTTACAACGCTTTAGAATAGTTTTAAGGCATCCTTTAAATGGTGCATAATCATCAATATGTGATTCAGAAATAGTACCAGTTATAGTAACCTTTTTATTAAGTTCCAATTTACCCGGTCCACTGAACCAAACTGCGACTTTGTTATCATCAGTCTTAAGAGTATAAATCATACGAACCCCAGAATCATAATAATTAAATGACCTACCTTGAAATTCTTTAATATTTACAACAGTAGCATTAAAAGTAATACGTTCACCTTCTTTGCCAAGTGGTTCATTTACGACTGTTTCTTTTTCAAATTTGAGCTTATCACGTTCCTTAATGAAGGATGACACTGCAGCAGAAATAAATCCTAAATGTTTATTTTTAACATATTCAAGTTTTGCAATTTGTTTAAGATTAAACATAAATTCACTTTGTGAATTATTCTGGATAATCCAATTATGCGTATCTTGAGCAGTAATCTTGTCTTCTGGAAGAATATCAACTCTATAATTTTTATTATTCCATGGATTAAGATTATAATAAACCATTTCTGATGTTGAAATAGTATCTTCATTGTTATTTGCGGCAGACTTTGATACAAAACCAAATTCACGTATGCAAGCAGCAGCTATGGTTAAAGCATCAATGTTTCTGTAAAGTGGTTCACGATTAATACCACAATCACCCTCAAATTTTGAAAAAGATATTTCAAAAGAAGAAATTAATTCAGCATATTGAGCAATTGCTTCTGGACTTTTATGTCCAAGAAAATCTTTAAGACATGAACGACCAACTTGTTTAAATTCATTATTACTATTTTTAACAATGAATGTATCTTTTCGATAGATATTTTTTCCACAATGATCACAATTTGTGCCAACATTGTGATATTGATGTGGTATTTTTTTACCAGGTACAGTACGGAAGATGTTAACAATTGAACCATCTTCAGCATAATTATGATCAAGAGTACCAACAAATTCCCAACCTTTAAGTTTTGGGGCTTGACCCGTTACTTTCACATTATGAAAGCGTTGAAATTCACCAGTTTCTTTATTATTTTTATCGAGAATTGGTACAATTTCTTCTGAAACAATTGTGAAAGCAATAGGTTCAGAATTAAGTTTCTTAGCACGTTTAGCAAGCTTTTGAAACTTATCTTTAAACAATTCTAGATTTTCATCAGGAATTCTGAATGTTTTGGTTTCAAAAGTTTCAACAACTGACATCTGAAATCATCCTTCATCTATATTTTATAGGATAATTATATCACAAATAAAATAGAAAGTAAACTATAATAATTAATTAATTTTATTAGCCTTTTTAATTTCTTTATATGTTTTTTTGAATATTTCTTTTTCTATTCTATATGGTTCTGAACCATTTTTATTAATAGATACAATCATATCACCAGGATCAGCAACCATATCTTCGCCCCAGGATGCTTTAAACATTAAATGTTCTTTATTTTCAAAAGCCCAACATTCACCAATTGCTTTAACTGTATTATCATCAACAATTTCATATCTACTTTTGAGTGTTTTATCATCAATAATATACTCTTCGCCTTTAGGACCTGTTATGATCCAAGAATTTTCATTTGCAACATTTTGTGTTTCTTTTTTACCATCAATAATAGTAACTATTTTTTCACCAACTTTAGCTTTTCGATACTTAAACATACCAGTTTTTTGATAATGTTTAATATTATCAAATTCTATCATTTTAAAAAATATCTCTTCTAAATCCTTAAGAGATATTTTTCTATAACCTTCTGATTTTATATTATTTTTTTGTTTTTCTAACACGTGGAACTCTAGGTGCCTTTTTAAATTTTTGTTTGTTTTGTTTTTCTTCAACTGGTTTTTCTTCAACTGGTTTTTCTTCAACTGGTAATACTACTTTTCCTGTTATTATATCTTTAGACCCAAAAGGTTTAAAATCATCATTTTCTTCAACTGGTTTTTCTTCAACTGGTTTTTCTTCAACTGGTAATACTACTTTTCCTGTTATTATATCTTTAAACCCAAAAGGTTTAAAATCATCAAGCACTGGTTCTGGTGCACCTTGTTCAATACCTAAAAATTTCTTTAATTTTTGAAAAAATCCCATAATAATTATCTCCTTTTAACAAAATTTATTATAACTCATATTATTTATATTTATTAATTTATAGCAAATGGTATAGGAATTTCTTCGTTATCTACAATATCTGATGTTGGATCATAATAATTTTCATCAAATTTATACACTGTTTCATATGCTTTTTGATCATATTCTGCCATTCTTTTAAGAAGTTGCATAATAATCAACATAGCAGATATCAAATCATCTGTGGCACCAGCTTTTGCCGCATAACTACCACCAGATGCAACAAAATTTTTCATTTCAAAAAGTAAAATATTAGAATTAATAGTTAAATTATTTTTAATTTTTTCTACTAATGATTTAAATTGTAAACATGATATTATTTTATTTTTACCAGTTGTAACCATTCCTAAATGTTTTCCAGATTGATCTGAATTAACTAATTCTGCATACTCGGGTGGATTATCGTCAACATTATACAATGCAGCAAATGCTTCACCTAATCCATTATTTTCAAATGACCAAATAACTTCTGCTCTCTGTCCATTTTTATCAGGTAATGAAAGTTTATTAAGTAAATATTTAACACGATCATAAAATCTATGTGTAAGAATATCATTTGTTCTATATTCAGCTATTTGTTCCATACTAGGAAATTCTAAAACTTCTATAGTTGAAAAATCATTTCCTGATCCTTTACATATATCAATTCCAACTAAATAAGTTTTTCCAAGTCCACCAATTTGTTCTTTCCAAAATGCAATACCATTGTCTATCATAATAGGAGGTTTTGTTGATAATGAATTTAATTTTATACTATTAAACAATAATGAGTCAGATGATAAAAACTCATTTTCGCATTCTTGTCTAAATTGTAATTCACCCAATTTTCCAAGCATTTCAGCTTTCCATTTTTCATCACGATCAGGATGTCTATCCCATTTTACTTCAACATTTGCAAAAGTGTTAAGTTTTGCTAAAGACCCACGCCATAAATTAGCGAATAAATCAGAATCACCATTTGGTGTAGATGATATAACACATGCACCACCGGTAGCAAGTGTTGGTGCTATTGATGACCATAAACTAGTCTGAATTCGTGGATTAATGAACGCAAATTCGTCAAGATATAAAAATGATATAGAATATCCTCTACCAGTTTTTTCTGTTGTTGCAGATGATACAATCTGCGAACCGTTATCAAATTTCATTGAATGGCGATTATACCAAACAATACCAGGCTTTAGCCAATCAGGTAATTCCTCATACGCATATTTAATCCTATCTTGAATATCAATAGCATGAGAGTTATCCTTAGATGCTATTAGAACTGTTTTATCAAAGTTGAAGATCGAGAACCACAATAAATACATAGCTATTGTAGTCGTTTTTCCCATCTGTCGGGCCGTTAAGATTAAACTGTCTTTATTATTATGAATACAGTTAATAATTTCTTCTTGATAATCATATAACTTAAATGGAATTGAACCATGGACTGGATGTTGAATTTTTACATAATTTTTTAAAAAATAAATTGGATCAACAGAACACTTATGCAATTCTCTAATAAGCTCTGGTGTAAACTCTGTTTCTAAATTTGCTTTTTTTAAAAATACATTACCTTTTGCTGGCATATAAAAATATTTTATATTATTACGTTTTCATTAAAAAGGAAATTTTTTATTTCTTTTATCGTTTCATCTGATTGTAAAATTTCAAAATGATTTGCATTTATCTCTACATATTTTGGACCTTTTATAGCCTTCTGACTACTAATTGTCACTACCCCATCATTTTTTTCTTTAATAGTTGGTAAGTTACCAGAAATAGAAACAAGTGATAATGTAGGACATGCTATACCAAGACGTAATAATCCTTCAATAAATTCACTTTTTGTACTTATACCTTTAAGAATTTTATATTCTGGATAAATGTATTTAAGAATATTTGCATGAATACTTCCTCCTAATGGACTAGAAATAGTTACAACATTTCTTATATTTATTTTTTTATTCGCTTCTGGAAATTTAGATTCATGTGCAATCAAAATAGAAATAACTCCACCTAAACTATGTCCAACTAAATCTATTTGATTTTTTTCTGGGAGTTCATTCCAAGTGTGATGTAAAATTTCATCTAAAGACATCTTACTATTATACGAAATAAATTCAAATTTATGTTTTGGTAATTTATCAATTATTCTATTAAACGATAATGGTGAACAATTAGCACCATGAATATACCATATTTCTTTCATAATATTATTAACTTCTTTCCAAAATTATTGCTGCACATTTACCGCCAAAACCAAATGATGTTTTAAGACATAAATTAATATCTTTTAATATATTTTCTGTACATATTTTTAATTTACCATTCATTGGTTCTGTTACATTTGCTGTTTTAATTATTGTAGAATTTTTCATAGATAATATACACATAATAAGTTCTGAAATTCCTGATGATGATGTTAAATGGCCAATATAACCTTTAAACGCGTTAACAATAGAATTAGGAAATATCATATCCAATGATTCATACTCTACTTTATCACCTATATAAGTTCCTGTTGCATGAGCATTAATATATGGTATATCAGAATATTTAAGATTTGCTTTTTTTAGAACAGAATTCACAACTCTAAAAAGCCCATCACCAGTTTTAGATGGAGATGTTGGATGATATTTATCAGTTCCATATCCTATACTTTTAATTGTTACATAAATATTAGCTCCTCTAGCAATAGCAGATGATTTTTTTTCTAAAACTATAAATCCTCCACCATCACCAACAGCCATACCATTTCTATTTTTATCTAACGGAATACATCTATCGGTTGATAATGCGCCTAACATTTTGTATTTATGTACAGATATAGGATTTGAATTTATATCACATGCTCCTATTATTGCATAATCAATTTCACCTTCATTTATCATTTTTATTGCATAATCTATACTCATTATTGAAGACGCACATGCATATGTTAATGAAATATTTGGACCAATTAAATCATAAATACCAGCTAATATACCGCCAACAAAATCCTGTTCTGATGATATAATATATCTAGGATCATATTTTTTATTACTATATAAAATATGTTTAATTCTATCTATTCTTTCTATACTTTCAGACGTAATAGTAGAAAAAAATATAGCTCCATTTTTATTTTTTTCTAAATTTATTCCAGAATCCTTAATTGCTTCTTTTGCTAAAAAGATTGCCGATTTTGTATTTTTACCAAAAAAAGAATTTTTTATAAAATCATTATTTGAAGCATTAATAATATCTTCTGTTAAATCGTATTCAAATGCTTTCGTTATATTGGATATAGATGGATAATCTTCTGGATTATAATTTTTAATTATTTTAAAAGTATCAGCATTTTGATATAGTTTTGACCATACTTCTGATGGACTTTTACCCAAACTATTTAAAATAGATAATCCAGTTATAACAATTGAGTTTGTCACAAATTATCTCCAATAATATTTAGCTTATTTATTTTGTAATAATAAATTAATGAAAATTAATAACTAGGATTAATTTTTATACCAACTATCAACCTTTTTTTGCAATGCTTCTTTTGAAAAAATATCTGGTACTAAATATTTTTTATTTTTATCAGATAATTTTTTTATTGTTCTAATTCCGACTGGATTTTTTAATTCACTATTATAAAAATTGGTTACTTTTTTAAATACTTTATTCAATACTTCATCTGTCATTTCATTTTCGTCATTATTAACTTCATAAAAAAAATCAAATTTATTTTTAAAATAATTTTTATTTTCTTGAGATATATCAAATGTTCTTTTTATAAAATCTAAATTTACATATCTGTTTATTTTTTTAGCTCTTTCTTCTACTCGTTTAATAGCAGTATCTAATGACACGTTGATAAAAACCATTCCAACATCATAGCCAATAGATTCTAATATTCCAACACGATTCAATATATTAGATACATCATTTGATGTACCATCAATAAACAATGGTAATAATCCATTTAAATAATGAAATAATTGTGATTTTGTTATTCTTTGGGCATCATTTTTTATTATTGGCCATGTTTCATTTTTTGATGGAATATTTAATTTTTTAGATAAAAACTCTGTTGCTTTATCAGTATTTACCACAACTGGTGATATAGTACCATAAAGTCTTTTAATAGTATAACTTTTACCAGCACCAGGAATTCCAACAACAAATATTGCTTTTAGAATACCTTTATCTAAAGTACTTTCTATTATGAAATCTTTAAATGTTATCATGTTTTTAATAACCTTTTTCTATATAATCTCTAATAACTAAATAATTTATATCTAATAAATTTTAAAATTTCATTATCGTCATCAATATAATAACCTTCTTCTTTTTCTAAAAAATTAATAAATTTATCAATATTAATTAAAATACAATCACTATCTGTCCATACTTCATTATGGTTATTTTTATTAACCATTTTTGAAATATTTAAATTATTTGCTAATACAAATTTATTTTGTTCTGGGTCAAATAATTCTTCCAAAATAAATCCAATATTTTTATTAGTTTTTTGTTTTTTATAGATTAAAAATTTCAATAGCGCATTTTGATTATCAATAATATTTTCATACTTTCGTTTATTTTTTCTCATAAATTCATCTGATATAATTATGTCTATACATTCATCCATTGCGAGTAAAACTTTAAACAAATAATTAAAATCTTTTGAAAATTTTAATTCATCAACTTTAAAATTTTTAAATTTTTCAGGAAAATGTTTATTTAATAATTTAAAAGTATTGATGAATAAAAAATTAAAATCTTCTAACCAAATATTATATTTTCCTGACGTCCTATTGAAACTTTTCCAAATATCTCCTTCAGGACAAATACCCCATTTAGCTCCATCTTTTGGTATTACTAAGTATGTACGTCCAAATTCATTTGAATATTGATAATCTGTAGTACATATTAAACTTTTGCTTCTTTTTGGAAATTTTTGCCATGAATTTAAGTTATCAAATAACAATGTATAGATGTTTCCACCAGCATCTTGTTTTGAAGTACGAGTAAATTTTGATGGTGTAGAAATATACCACAATTTATTACCACCACTAAAACCCCTAAATATTGAAATTTGATTTTTAACACGTAAAAATTCAGAACAATCTTTTTTTAATATTTTAAAAATATTCTTATTTTCATCGTATTTAAGAGATGATACGAATTTTTTACCCTCATTAATCAACATTACTTCATCATTAATAAACTGTTTAAATGTCATCTTCATTCTTCTTTATCCTTATCCTGTTTCATCATTTTTAATATATCATTTCTATCTGCAACTATTAAATTATTATTAACAGTTTTTGGACCATTTGTATATGGTATAAATCCAGAACTACTACGTCTATATCTATCATTTTTTACTTTTGATTTTATAGCCATTGCATTAAGTGCTATATTAAGATAATTTGCTGCAACTTCGGCTGTTCTAGCAGCATATCTAGGATCAACAACTTCAACCATTTCTGTTTGTTGATTAAATGCAGCCAATGCTTTATTATAAATATTATCAATATTATTATCTATATTAGTGTCTTCTTCATCTTTAATAATTTCTTGCTGTACTGCTAGTTTAGAAGTATTAATTATAGTTGATGGTAACTCAGATTGTAAAACTTCATCATATTCTTGTTTATTTTCAAAATATTCACCTGCCGTCATATCAAATACTTCCTCTAATGGATGTATTCTAGATTCTATAGACATTTAAATCTCCATTATTTAATTAAGATATTAATTATTTATAGTTTATCTTTAAATAATGTGATTATAGATATTTAAATAATGTATATATATGATTATTTTAATTTTGCGTATGAACGTTAAAAAAATAATTTCACAATTACTTATTAGGGATAATAAATTAAATAAAAATACAAAAAAAATTCTTAACACTAAATATAAAAAATATTTAAATATTCTTTTTGGAGTAAATGAAATACCCAAAAATTATGTTGAACTACTTTATAGATTATATTATAACGTTGAACTAAAAACATGTGAAGTCTGTGGTAAACCTACCAAATTTTTAAATTTCACTAAAGGATATCAAAATACTTGTTCAATATCATGCTCTCTAAAAACAAAATCTTATAATGATAAAATTTTAGAAAAATATGGTGGACGTGGATGGTCTAGAAACGATATTTTTAAAAAAACAAAAGAAACATATATTAAAAAATATGGTGTAGAGAATATATCATCATCAGACATAATTAAAGCAAAAATTAAAAAAACATGTTTAGAACGATACGGTGTAGATAATGTTTTTAAAAGTGATATTATAAAAAATAAAATAAAACAAAAAATTAATGATAAATATGGAGTTGATCATATTTCTAAATCAGAATATGTTAAAAATAAAATATTAATAAAAAATAAAAACAAATCTGATGTTGAAAAACAGCAAATTATTAATAAAATAAAAACAACGACATTCAAAAAATATGGAGTTGAATATTTTAGTCAAACATCGTCTTTTAAAAATAAACTTCAAAAACGAAAAAAAGAAGAAGCATTTAAAAGAATTCAACAATTTAAACATGTTATTCCATTATTTACATTGGAAGATTATTTAGGCTGCCATATAAAACACAAATATAAATGTAACAAATGCAATTTACTTTTTGAAGATGATATTAATAATGGTTCTGAACCAATATGTCCATCATGTAATCCATCAAATATTTCAATAATACAAAATGAAATAAATGAATTTATTAAATCTTTAGGATTTACAACATTAACAAATGATAGAACTATAATATCACCAAAAGAAATTGATATTTTTATCCCTTCAGAAAATATTGGATTTGAAATAAATGGACTATATTGGCATTCTGAATTATTAAATATTTCTAAAACATATCATATAGAAAAAACAAATATTGCCGCAAAAAATGGAATAAAAATTATTCATATATTTGAAAATGAATGGGAACAACAAAAAGAAATTGTAAAATCTAAAATTTCAAATCTTTTAAAAGTGACGCAATATAAATTATATGCAAGAAATTGCATAATTAAAGAAATGAGTAATTCTAAAGTAATAGAATTTTTAAATAAAAATCATTTACAAGGATATGCACATTCTAACATATCTATAGGATTATATTATAACAATGTATGCGTTGCATGCATGACCTTTGGAATTCCAAGATTTAATAAAAAATATGAATGGGAACTTATTAGATTTGCAACTTTATTAAACACAAATGTAATTGGCGGTGCTAGCAAATTATTTTCATATTTTATAAAAAATAATTGTCCAACATCAATAATATCATATTCAGATAAAAGATGGAATATTGGATTATTGTATGATAGATTAGGATTTAAAAAAATAAATGAAACACCACCAAATTATTGGTATTTTAAAAATAAAAAATTATTTAATAGAACTCAATTTCAAAAACATAAATTAAAAAATTTATTAGAAACATTTGACCCTAAATTGACTGAATGGGAAAATATGAAAAATAATGGATGGAATAGAATTTGGGATTGTGGAAATGATGTCTATGAATGGAAAGTCATTAAATAGGTGCTTCTTTTGGTTTTATTGGTTTAGCATTTTTGAAAATGCTTGCTTCTGTTAATATTCTAAATGTCATACCATTTTGAAGTGCAAATGCTGTAGCTGCTTTCCATTTAGCTTCATTAATTGCTATAGAAACTTTATCATATAATGTTGATTTTTTTGATATTTTTACTTCTTTAAGTGGTTTAATTTCTAATAATTCTTGTTTAATTTGACCATTTTTGTCTTTATAAACGATCAAGAAATCTGGGTAATAATAATGTATTTTACCATCTGTTGGTTTAATATATGGTATCTTTATTTCTTCTGATCCCCAACGTAATATTGATGGTGACATATCAAAAAATTGCATTGCACGTAGTTCCCAAGAAGAACGAAAAAATACATTATTAGCATTACCAATATATTTAGTCGGATTTTTTAGTATAAATCTTCCTTTAGCCATTTAAAAATTTTTAATACATGCGTGATGTCTGAGGATATACAAATGGGTCATTAAGTGGTGGTTGTGACACACCTGCATATGGTTGATTTACGCCACGTGATGCAGAATGTAATGTATATCTTGATGTATCAGATATTACAGAACCCACTGAATATCCTATATATCCAGAACCTGGACCTAAAACTTTTTGTGTTGCTTGTGATGCTGAAACACCAAGGTTACGAGTACCTACATTTATTAATCCTCTAACTGCTCTATCTACAACAGAACCTAAAATTCCACCACCAGCACCAGGTGCTCTAGACATTGTTGGCCTTATTTCATGTGGTAAACCATTTGGAAGACCAGGTATTGATTGCATTCCTGCAAGATTTACTGTTGTTGTTGCTAATGCATCATATTCTATTTGAACGGTCAATATATTACCATTTCCACCTTCAAAATCTAAATCATCAAAATCAAATTGTAAAATACGAGGATTAATGAATATGAATTGATTAACAAATTGTCCATGCCCAAAGATTTGGTAAACAGTCATTCTTGTTAAAACATTTATTTTTTCATTTGTCAAAGATCCTATAGCAGCAGAATGCCATGCATTATAATTTCCTGGATCTGAAAAATCCATACCTTTATTTTGAAGATCTTTTGGATCTGGTGTAGGAAAACTTAAGTTTGGATCTATTCTAGATATTGGTGAGTATGCTTTTCTATACGCGTCGAAAAATTCAAATACATTATTTCCAACATCATCATAAAATGCCATTGATATTTGTTGATGTTCTATACCAGTTATAACAGATGTTCTATAATTATAGAAATTTACGGGTTCATATTTAAATACAATTGTTGGTTTATCTATCTGTTTTATGAGATAGTTAAACATATTGCTAGAATCTCTAACACCTCTACCTATATACGTTGAATATGGTGCTGCAAATTCAAAAGTGACCCTAAACATAAATCTATGTTTAGGAGCATAATGTGAAAATGAAATATCTGATGCATATCTAGATGATGTCCATGTTCCACTAAATGGAATTTCAGGTGGTTCCGGAACTATTCTATTTCTAGCAAGATCAATTCCCTGTGCAATAAAATCATCTACAGCAGCACCAAAAACATTATGTGCTTGAGATTCTAAACCAACTCCACTTGAGTGTAAAAGATTTGAAATATCCATTGTTAATCTTATAATAATAGTAAAAATATATAAAATATTTATAGTTTTTACTTATATTATTAAAATGATAAAATTATCCGTAACTTGCAGCTGCTAAATCAACTCTTGCTGTTCCAACACCAGTCACATCAGCAGATACAACACCAGTATTACTGACTAGGTTTGTTATTGAAACATTTCCTGAACTACTATTTCCATATCCAAATATTGCTTTATCTCCACCATAACCTGCTGCTGCTAAACCATATCTTGCTGTTCCAACACCAGTCACATCAGCAGATACAACACCAGTATTACTGACTAGGTTTGTTATTGAAACACGTCCTGAACTATTACTTCCATATCCAAATATTGCTTTATCTCCACCATAACCAGCTGCTGCTAACCAACCTCTTGCTGTTCCAACACCAGTCACATCAGCAGATACAACACCAGTATTACTGACTAGGTTTGTTATTGAAACATATC